CGGCTTTTGCGTCGTTCCATTTGTCGCTTTCTTTGTTTCCATAAATCTTACGGTTAAAGAAAACGCATTGTTTCTTGTAATCGCCCTCGATAATACGACACATTGCGGAAAACATCGGGGCTTTATCGGTCTTTGTCGGTTTAATCTCCATACGTTCGATTTTAACCGTATATTTGCCCGCCGGTACTTCCGGGTAATCGTCCGTCCCGGCGTTGGCTTTCGCGTTCTCCAAATCCTTTTTAAACTGTTCGGTGTTTACCGCCTTGTCAAATTCCGAAAAATCAAATACTTCGTTGTCGTTCTTACTCATGTTAAAACCCCCTTAATTATTCTTCACTTGCACGGCGTCTACGTCGGCGCGGAGTTGGTGCTGCTTCTTCGTTCGGATCCGGTAACAGTTCGGCAAAATCCCCGGTCGTGTCCGGTTCGGGTAACTCCGTATCTGGAATATCAAACGGCAATTCAACGGATCTTTCGCCCCGTGTCAATCGCTTGTGTCGTTCCGGTGCCGGTGTTTCTTCAACCGTTGGTGTTACGTCTGCGGTTTCTGCGCGTCTGCGACGGCGTACGGGCGTTTCTTCAACCGGTGCGGGTTCTTTTTCCAACATCTCGGCCGTTTCTGCACGTCTACGACGATTCAAACGTTCAATACCCTTTACGGCGTCCATACGTGCGTTTGTGAGTTCTTCAATTTCTTTTAGGCGTTCCGTATCGTCCGTTGTTGCCGGCGCGGTTTCCGGGGCATTTTCGGCCGTTTCTGCGGTACGTCTGCGGCGGCGTGTTCCTGGTTCTTTAACAACGTCTACTTTCGCCGTTTCGTCAATCTCTTTCATTTCTGCGTCGGTCAAGTGTTCGCCGATCCCGTAATAATTACGGATTTTTTCGTCAACGTATTTCAAGTTGTTGTCGATTGCGTACGATGGAAACATACCCGCCGGTGATTTAACCGTATCTTTGCCGTTGTTCTGAGTCAAAAACGTGTACGTACCGTCGCTAACGTTGGTTTTTAGTACAATTGTACTCATTCCCTCTAGTACAATTTTTTCGTCAAGCATTTTACCGATGGTTTTAAGACGTTCCACCCCGTCGTTGTCCGTATCTGTATGGCACAAAATATAAACAATAACGTCTTGCGGTAACTCGCGTACCTTGTCTACTACGTCCCACGCATGGCGGGCGATTTCTGTAAACTTGTCGTAACCGCGTTCGGTGCTGCGGCGCATAAATTCGTTTGCCATAAGGTATTGAAAATCATCAATGACAATCGTTTTAAACTTCTTTGCTGCAAGGTCTAACGCTTGTACAACTCTCGTTGGTTCGTCCGTGTTCGTTACCGGGAATTTCGCCCCGTTACGGAACGGTAAAACCTTACCTTGAATGTTAATTACGGCGATTTCGTCCGGGTTAAATTCCCGCATACTGTACGATTTACCCGTACCGGATCGCCCCAAAATAAATACTACTGTACCCATTGTTTAACCCCCTGTTAAAAATCTCCAAATTTCGGTAAATCATCGTTTGCGTTGTCGTTTCGTCTTTCCGTCGGTTTAACGGTCGGAAACGCTTTATCGAATTGTTGCAACTTCTTGATAACTTCTTTTCGTTCCCTTGCCTTTTCGATTGTGTTAATTGCCGTCAAAATAATAAGCGTTCCGCAAATAATCAACGTAATAATAACCCCTGTCGTCATTTCTTGCTTTCTCCTTTCCACCCTTGCACGTATCGCGCCGGGTTAATTTGAAATTTATCATACAACCGCGTGACGGCGGTTTTTGATAACTGATTTTTTTCTATACATGAAAGTAAATACCGGTCGTTAAATCCTAGTTGCCTGGAAACGGCCGCAAGCGTTAAACCGTTCATGTATATTAGTTCGCGCAACTTGCGCCCGTTTATCGTATACGTAGGCTTTCCCCCCGTTCGCCAAAATGCGCTAGTTTTGTTTCCGGGTGCGCTTCAATGTATGCCGTGATTGCGTCAAGGTCTGGTTTTTCTTCAATCTTTACCAAATCGTCGGGCAACTTTTCCGTTGGTACGTCCACTATAACCGGGATTTTACCGCCGTTTGCTTGTATGCTAACGGTAAATACGGATCCTTTAATTTTCGTTTTCCCGGTTGCTTTCATACTGTCAAACATGCGCCCTTTAAGTGCGTCAATGTTATTTTCTAGGGCTTTACGTCGTATTGTTAGGCGTTTTTCTTCTGCTTTTAGTGCGTCCACGTCTGCGGAAAGATTTTTAATTACTTTCGCGTAATTTTCGATTTTTTCTTCATAATCGGCGGTTGTATCTGCTAATACATCGGCCAATAATTCCGCGTCCACTACTTCGCCCGTTTCAAGAATATTCTGTAATTTCAGAATATCGCCGGTCAAATTGTACAAATTCATTTTAAAATTTCCTCACTTTCGTTATTAATCACGATATTGTTAATAATGTTCAACAATATGTTTTGTAGTTCGGGCCAACCGGACGGGTAAACGATCCACGCGTAACCGCCGCTTTTTCGAATTTCCCGTACGTTGTCGTACTGCAAATCGGACGGCCGCCCCGCTTGCGCCTTAACCTCAATGCCAACGAACCACCCGTTAACACTTGCTAGAATATCGGGAACACCCCGGCGGGTATATCCGTTTGCAAAAAATTTTACGTAATAGCACCCATGCGCTGCCAACCACTTTTTAATTTTGTTTTCGAAACTTTTTTCGCTTGCCATACGCAACCACCTTTATTAAATTTCGATTGTTTCGGCGCAATAATGCGTTCCGTTGTTCGTAATACCGTCTGTAATAAAAATGTGTGTTGCTTCGAGTACGTTATTAAATTCTGTAAATCCAACCTCGCACGGTATATGTTCGCCGTCACGCTCAATATAGCCTGGTACTACGTAATCAACTAAACCGTGATTAACTTTCTTTTTTTCGCCTGTTAATATGTATTCTACCATGTTGTTGTACCGTCCTTTCGTTCAACTGTCTACATACTACACCTATCGGTGTATAACTGTCTATCGACAAAATACACAATTTATTGTGTTTTATTTTGTGCAAAAAGTTCATCCGTATAATTTTTTCGCATTTCTAACGTTGCGTAAATATCCGGTTCAATACTACCGGTGCAAATCAGATTGTAATAAAAGCACGGCTGCGTTTGCCCTATACGGTGTATACGCTTCTTTGATTGTTCGTATAGTTCCGTCGATAACGTCGGTGTATAGTAAACTATCTTGTTGTATTTCTGCAAGTTAAGGCCCATTGCGCCCGCCTGGTATTGAACCAATACAACGGCGTTGTTGGCGTTGTTGTATGCGGTTAAATCTTTCACGGATCCGTTTATAATCGAAACGGGCCGTTCTGCATCGGTTGCAATTTGTTTTAGTTTCTCTAATTCATTGTTGAAATTATAGAAAACTATTAAACCATCGTCGGTACTTTCCAATATATCCGCGAACGCTTGCAACTTTTCGGTACTGTATGCACCGGCCAATTGTCGCAAGTATAGTAATTCTGTTAATACGTTTTCGCCCTTTAGTTTTACGTCCTCAACCTCAACAATCTTACTCTTGCTAAATTTTCTGTATTCTTTCGACACCGGAACGCGCACCGGTATAAAATTTTGTTCGGGCAAATCTAAAATTTCGTCGGTTTTCAGAAAATCGCAACCCAACCGGCGCATTTTTCGTTTTAAATGATTCACGTTTTTATAACCATCAATAACACGTACGTTAACGGCCGGTGCGCCGCCCCAACCACCAAACGTTTCTACACGCGTTTGCACGTACATGTTATAAAACGCCTGTTTACGGATCTCGTAGCCCAACATGTTTAATTGACTATACAACCGTTCGTATTTTCCCGATGTTGGTGTGCCGGACAACAATATTAAATTAGTAAAATCCATGCGCATGATAAATTTTGTTCGTTTTGTTTTCTCGTTTTGAATCAAACTGCTTTCGTCCAACATCAATGTAAAACCGGTTAATTTGAGTAGTTCAGGCCGGTGATGAATAAGATCATAGTTAATCACACCCACGTGTTTTTTATGACCGTTTATTACTTTGAAAAAATTATTATAATCGTGTTTGTTGGTTAAATCCCATGCGGTAAAATCCGGGTAAAACACGTCGAAATGCGTTAGCCAATCATCAACTTTAGATTTTTGGCAAACAACCAGGTTAACGCGTGCGTCTAATCTATGTAATTTTTCGGATCCTGTAAAGGTTTTTCCAAGGCCCGTTACATATCATGGTAAAAGGCTACACGATTATAACCTGCGGTACGCTCCAATGCGGCGGCCTGGTGTGGTAGTAAATTTACACATGACATATTTATCACCCCCTTTTACTTTTCGTTGTATTCACAATACACCTATCGGTGTATAACTGTATATAGACAAATTAACTAAAAAACTTGTCTAAAAATTGGTGACAACTATTTAACAACTATTTTCACAAAATAGTTGTAAGGTTCAAAAGTCCTATTTTCAACGGTTTGCGGTTTCGATACAACTATTACAACTATTTTCTTCTTTTCTTGAAATATTTTAAAAATTTCACCTAGGTGAAAATAAACAC